GGCGTGCTCACATGGATCTGCACGCTCACCGCCCGCGCCACGCCGCTGCCCTCGACGCTGACCCCCAGCCGACCATCCGCGCCGCGCCTGAGCGGCATGATCGCCTCCGGGCCCGCCTCGCCCATCAATCCCGCGCCGCCGCGCATCGGAAACGCCACCGGCCCCGTCACCACGCCGCCCTGCGCAAACGGCATCACCCGGCCCTGCGCGAAACCGCCGCCCTTCGCGAATGGCAGCACGCCCGACACCATGCCTTCGATCCCGCCAGCGATCAGACTGCCCATCTGCGCCTGCACCGGCTTCAACGCCGCCGAATAGGCCGCGTCCGCGATTGACCGCGCCACGCCCCGCATCGCCTCGCTCAGTTTCATCCCGTCCAGCACCAGCCCGTCGAACGACCGCCGCAGCCCGCGCCCGATCGTGCCCGACAGCTGCGCCACCCCGCCCTGCGTCTGGCCCAGCGACACCTGCATCCGCTGCAACTCGCGCTCGAACAGCACCGCCATCCGCCCCGCCCCGTCGAGGCTCCCGGCCAGCGCGTCCAGATCGTCCTGCGCCGTGTCGATCTCATCCATCCGTCTGCTCCTGTTCCGCCCCGCGCTCGTCGGGGAATGCCGCCTGTAGCTGGGCCAGCCCGGCCCGCGTCAGCGGCGCCATTCCCGCCCCCGGCGCCCATCCCAGCATCAGCAACACCTCCACCGGGCTCAGCGCCCAGAACTCCGCCGGGCGCAGCCGCAGCCGTGTCAGCCCCAGCCGCAGCAAACCGGGCCAATCCAGCCGCTCAGCCATCCGCAACATCCTCCGGCGTGGGCAGCGCAAAGGCCCGCGCCAGCAGCGCCGCCGCCACCTGCGCCGCCGCCACCGGCCCGCCCGCGATCTCCACGCTCATCAGATCGCGCGCGCTGCCGGACCAGCCCCCGCCCCGCAGCCCCGCCACGATCAGCGCCAGCACATCGCGGCTTGCGAACCGGCCCGCCTCGAACCGCGCGACCAGATCCAGCAGGCTCTCCGCCCCCAGCTGCGCCTCCAACTCCGCCAGCGCGCCCAGCGTCAGCTTCGCCCGGTGCGCCACGCCATCCAGCGTCACCATCACCTCCCCCGCCCACGGGTTCGCGCCCCCGCTCACAGCGGCACGAAGCTCAGCGCGCCCGCCGAGGCCAGCGACAGCTCATAGGTCGCCTCCCCGTCATGGCTGCCCGCATATTCGAGCGCCGTGATCTGAAACGCGCCCTGCACCCGCCCGAAATCCGGCACGATCACCTGAAAATCCGGGCATTCCCCGTCAAAGAAGATCTGTCGCGCCCGTTCATCCGTCGCCGCGTCCCGAAACACGCCAGAGCCGGAAATCGCGGCCGAGCGCACGCCCGCCCCGCCCAGCAATTCGCGCCAGCCGCCGCTGCTCGCCATCGAGGTCACATCGACCGTCTCCGCATTGAACGACACCCGCGTCGCCCGCAGCCCCGCCACCGTCTCGAACTGCCCGTCGCCGGTCAGATCCAGCTTGATAAGAAGATCCCTGCCATTCTGAGCCGCCATCGCGCCCTCCGTCCAAACTGTTGAATTGAATTATCTTATGAGTGACCCTGCGCATCCCGGCCCCGCGCCGAGGGCACGCCCGGCCCCCGTCGCCTAGTCCTCCACCCGCGCGGCAAAGCGCAGATCGATCCGCCGCCCGCCCTGCGTGCCGGTCCGCACCGCCCGCGCCCGCTCAAACCGCAGCGAAATCACGCGCCCGCGCGCCAGATCCGGCAACCCCGGTGCCAGCGCGTCGCAGATCGCCGCCGCTGCGGCCTTTACTTGCGCAAATCCCTCCGGCCCGCCCAACACCGATAGCGTGAACCGGATCAGCGCGCCCTGCGCTGTGGCGTCGTCGCGGGCACGCGCCTCCTCCGCGCCCAGCAGCACATAGACAGGCGGCAGCGCCGCGCCCGGATCGGGCAGCGCGTCATGCACCGCCCCGCCGATCAGGTCCGTCAGCGCCGGGTCCGTGACCAGCACCTGATACACCGCCGCCTGAAGCGCCCCTGTCACCGCATAGCTCATCGCGCGACCTCCTCTTCGCAGGTGCAGACCAGCCAGCCCGGCACGATCGGCGCGCCCGCCTCCGCCACGCTCAGCACGTCAAATGCACGGGCCTCGCTCATAAACCGCTGCCCCGGCACAGGCCGCGCCAAATCGCCCACCGGTGCCGCGCGCAACATGACCGTCACCGGCACCCGTGACGCCACCGCCCCGCCCGAGCCGCCTTGCAGCCGCGCGCCGCCGCGCCCTGCGCGCACCTCTCCCCAGACCGTCCCCAGCTCGGTCCACGACCGCACGCGCCCGCCCGCGCCATCCGGCACCGCACCGGGGCTCATCAGCCGCAGCCGGGTGCCGGGGCGCGGCACCTCATGCCGTCGCGCGCTCATCGGCGCGGCCCCCCGGCCAGCAGCCGCATGTTGCGCCAGCGCTCGATCAGCGCCGACACGCCATAGGGCATCACGCCCTCGCCCATCCGCATCTCGTGGCGGTATTCGTAGTAATGCGCGGCCAGCAGCATCACCGCCTGCGCCAGATCGGCGGGCAGGTCGTCCCAGTCCGGGCCGAACCCGGCGGTGAAGTCCACGCAGACAAACCCGCCCTCCGGCACCGACGGCAGCGCCGCCCCGCGCGCCGCCAGCCCCGGCCTGTGCGTGTCGGGGATCAACCGCCATGTGGCGGGATCGACCACGACCTCCCAATCCAGCCGGTCGGTCACCCGCAGCGCCGTGATCGCGCTCACCGGCGCCACCGGCAGATCCTGCACCCGCGCCCCACGCCAGCGCTCCAGCCGCCAGCGAAAATTCCGCTCTATCAAGACCTTCCCGGTCCACGCCTCCACCGCCACGCTCGCCGCGCGCAGAAACGGCACGATCAGCCCGTCCTCCACGGCCTCCGCATCGGCAAAGCCGGACCCCAGCCGCAGATGCTCCCTGAACCGCGCCAGCGGCAGGGCGGCGTCGGGCACCGTCGTCAGTTCGCTCAACATCATCGGCACTCTCCCACAGGCGACAGACCGGACCTGTCGCGCGCCCGCCTCCTCGGCGCGGCGTCCTTGAATTTCAGACGTCAGGATCGGGACGGGCCCGCACCCCCGCGCCGCTCGGACGGGAGGGAGCAGCTGGACGACGCGGGTTCCCGGCACGCGCCCGCCCCTGCGACCCGCCGCACCCCATAGGGGCACGGACAGGCCGTTCGGCTCACCCGGACCGGCTTAGCTGGCCGGGGCGAATTTCATCAGCTTGATCGCCGCGAAATCGGTCACGTCACCGCCCACGCGGCGGGTGGCGTAGAACAGCACATGCGGCTTGGCGGAAAACGGATCGCGCAGCACCCGCAGATCGGGCCGCTCCGCCACCGTGTAGCCCGCGCGGAAATCACCGAACGCGATGGCGTAGGCATCGGCGGCAATGTCGGGCATGTCCTCCGCGATCAGCACCGCGTAGCCCAGCAGCCGCGCAGGCTCGCCGCTCGACAGCCCGTCGGACCACAGGAACCGGCCATCGGCGTCCTTCAGCTTGCGCACCGCGCCGGCGGTCTTGGAATTCATCACGAAACACGCATTGGCCCGGTAGGGCGCACCCAGCGCATAGACCAGATCGATCAGCGCA